CAGCGTAGACTCGGCAACGCAAGTGACGATGAACGCGGACTTTAGTGCTGCCGGTGGTTCTGCCGCCACGGTTTACTTCCAGAAAATGAAGTATGACCTGCCTGCGGATTACGAGGCTCTAGTTCCCAGGACGATGTGGGACAAGAGCAAGCACTGGGAAATGCTAGGGCCAGAAACCGCGCAGCAGTGGGAATGGCTACTGAGTGGTTATATCTCCACCGGCCCTCGCGTTCGCTGGCGTTTGTTGGGCGATTACTTCCAAATCTGGCCGGGATTTTCAAACGCCGAATATCTCGGATTTGAATATCGCAGCAACGGATGGGCAAATGCAGCCGATGGAACCGTCAAACTATCCTTTACGGTTGACACGGACACGACCATTTACCCATCGCGGCTAATCGTACTTAATACCAAGCTCAAGTATTTTGAGGCGAAAGGCTTTGATACGACCGCCATGTATAGAAACTACTTGGAGGAATACGAAGCTGCTTTGGCGTTGGATATGTCGAGTGCCAATCTGAGCTTTGCGCCTCGTCCTGGTACTGTGCTGATAGGTTACGACAACATTCCTGATTCTGGGTACGGGCCGTAATATGGCAACCAGAAGAATGGTTCAACGAACCGCTGCCAACGTGCAATCTATCCCCGCGCCTGTCGGCGGGTGGAATGCTCGTGATTCGATTGCCAATATGGAACCGATGGACGCGGTAACGCTAGAAAACTACTTTCCGACTGTAAGTAGTTGCGTCTTGCGCGGCGGATATAACCGTCACGCTACGGGGATGAATGGTCAGGTTCAGAGTCTTTTCGCGTATTCCGGCGGGGCTACCGAAAAACTCTTCGCGGTAGTCGGGACTCCTTCTTTGTCCATATACGATGCTACTGCTGGAGGGGCTGTAGGAGCTGCTGTCGTCACCGGATTGACTAACGCCATCTGGGAATATACGAACGTAACCACGAGCGGCGGATCGTACATTTACGCGGTCAATGGAGTTGACAAGCCTCTGCTTTACGATGGCTCAACGTGGGTATCTATAGATAACGCCTCGACCCCCGCGATTACCGGCGTAACCACGACGACCCTTGATAACGTCACGCTGTTCAAAAATCGCGTCTGGTTTATCCAGAAAAACACGTTGAAAGCATGGTATCTGCCGACATCTGCCGTAGGCGGAGCAGCCCAGGTTCTTGATCTCAGTTCCATCGCTAAAAACGGTGGGCATTTGGTTGATTTGGATACTTGGACTCTAGATGCTGGCTACGGAATGGATGACAACCTAGCCTTTATAACGAGCAATGGCGAGGTTATCGTTTATCGAGGTACTGACCCTGCTAGTGATGCTACGTGGGCGTTAGCTGGGGTCTGGAAGCTCGGTAGCCCTATATCTAAGCGCGCCATGCTGAAGTGGGGCGGCGATCTGCTGATCCTGACCTATGATGGATTGATGCCAATGGCAGAAAGTTTGCAATCTTCAAGACTTGATCCCAGGGTTGCGCTATCTAACAAGATTCAAGGGGCAATTACACAAGCCACTACGAATTACGGCGGAAATCATTCTTCCGTTGGGTGGCAGGTTTTCTATAACGCCAAACATACTGCGGTATGGATCAACGTCCCCGTTGCTGACGGTTCTCTCCAACAGCAATACGCGATGAATACGATCACTAAGTCTTGGTGCCAATTTACAGGATGGGAAGCTAACGTTTGGGAGAACTTTGGCGATGATCCCTATTTCGGCGGGAATGGCTTTGTCGGTGAAGGTTGGGATGATAGTTATTCCGACAACGGCACGAACATCTCTGCCAACGCCTTGCAAGCGTTTAACTATCTCGGTTCGCGTGGCGTAAAGAAGTATTTTACCCGTGCGCGTCCTAGCATTTTCACGAATGGAACCCCTGCTATTTCCGTGGGCATAAACGTAGATTTTGACGTTCAAAACAACGCAACGCCTCTATCGTTTACTCCAAGCTCGGTGGGTAAGTGGGACGTAGGGACTTGGGACGTAGCCTATTGGGGTTCTGGGTTGCAGATCACGAACAACTGGCAGGGGGTAACGGGTTTGGGCTACTGCGGCGCGGTTCTGCTGACAAGTTCTAGTGCTGGTCTAGAAATTGAGTGGGCATCTACCGATGTGGTTTATCAGGTCGGATGGGCTGGGATATAACGACAGGCGCAGAGATCGGCCATTGGGTCGCTCGGCGCGTACAAGGTGGGTATTTTGAGGAACGGTCACAGGCTATTGGTTTAAAGAGGAATGATGAAATTGTTGCTGGCGTGATTTACGAGAATTGGAATCATAAGAGTATTTGGTGCCACATAGCGATTGAAGGCCGGATGACTCCGGCGTATTTGGCGGCGATATTTGATTATCCGTTTAACGTGGCGATGGTGGACAAGATCATCGTGCCGGTAGGAAGTGATAACGAGAAATCCATGAAGATGGTTAAAAACATGGGTTTTGCAGAAGAAGGCAGAATCAAGGATGGAAGGTTAGAAGGAGATATAGTTTTCCTGACCTTGCATAAAGATGATTGCAGGTTTTTAGGAGAGAAACATGGGAAAAAGTTCACCGTCCGCACCACCGGCACCTGATTACGCTGCCGCTGCAACCGCGCAAGGAGCCGCCAACGCCGATGCCGCGAGGATTAGCGGCAGGATGTCGAACCCGAACATTTACGGGCCGTTGGGTTCGCAAGTTGTGACGTATGGCGATTCGACTCCGCAGTTAAATCAATCTGCCTACGATCAAGCGATGGGACAGTACAACACTGCGCTCGGTCAGTACAACGCAACGGGTGGAAGGGGCGGCATTATTGGTTATAGCGGCGAGAGTGGCGACATACCAATTTACGGGCAAGGCGGTGTAGCTCCGATTGCGCCAACGCGTGAACAGTACACCACTTCAACGCCTAACGATCAGCCTACCGTCACGCAAACGCTCAACCCGCAAGCACAACAAACGCTCGAGGCTCAACAGCGGGTACAGACTAGCCTTGCAAACTTGGGCGAACAAGGGATTGGAACGGCGCGGAATGTCCTTGGAACGCGGTTTAATCCCAACCTTCCCGGCATCCAAACATCGTTGGATACCAGCGGCATTGCGAGAATGCCGGTCAATGCTGGGATGACGGGTCAAGCCGCAATCATGGCTAGATTGCAGCCGCAGTTGGAACGACAAGAAGCCGCAACGAGGACGAGACTTGCGAACCAAGGCTTGACCCCTGGCGGCGAGGCTTATTCAAACGCAATGATGGATGTGAACCAACAACGCAACGACCTGCTCTCCCAAGCCGCTTTGCAAGGGCTAAATCTGGATATTGGCGCAAATGCTCAAGGCTACAACCAAGCGTTGCAAGGTGGGCAGTTTGGCAATACCGCGCAGCAGCAATCTCTTCAACAACAGTTGGCGTTGCGAAATCAACCTCTGAACGAGATTTCGGGGCTGATGAGTGGTAGTCAATTGCAGATGCCGCAATTCCAAGGCTATCAAGGGCAGAACGTAGCTCCTGCTCCGGTAATGGCTGGAGCGCAAGCCCAAGGGCAAGCCGATATGCAGAATTATGGTATTCAGTCATCTAACGTCAACGCGCAAAATGCTGGATTGTATGGTCTGCTTGGTGCGGGTGCCGGAATGTACGGCATGATGAATCGTGGATCCGGTCTGTTCGGCAGATGAAACGATAAGGAAAAATCATGGCTGACGTTAATTTCAACCTTGCAAATCCGTACCAGACGCAATTAGACGAGCTGGCTCGTCGGCAGAAGATGGCCGAGATCATGCAACAGCAGTCTTTTCAGCCGATGGAAAGATTTAGCTATCAGGGCATTGAGGCTCCCATATCTCCGCTTGCAGGGCTAACCAAGGCGTTGCAGGGGTATATGGGCGGGAAAGCTCAACGAGACATTGCCGATGAGAGAAAGGCAGTTGGAGAAAAGTTTCAAAAAGAAGGAATGGAAGACATTATGAAATACGCAGAAATGGCAAGCCGTCCTGCTGTTGCTGCCGTTCAAGGTCAAGAGGCGTTCACGCCTATGGCAAGCGATTACCAAGATCGAGGTAATGCTCCAGATTTCACACTAAACGAACAGGGCATGGTTCCCGCTGTTGCCCCGGTTGCTGCTAGGACTCGCGGTCAAATTGACGCGTCAATGATTGGGCAATTAAAAACCCCGGATATGCAACGGATGGCATTGGCGCAAATGCTGAAGCAAGGTGAGTTGCCTGCTGCGTTTAATCTTGGAGCAGACGAAACGAGGTTTCAACCACAAGTAGGTGGTGGTGCTCCGATTGTTATGGCAAGAGGTGCGCCTAAACCTCTTCCATCACCTTTTGCACCGATTAATCCAAAAGACTTTACTCCAGCCAGCCTTGCAGCAGCACTGAAACCTGATGGGTCTATTGATAGAACTTTGCTCGTTGCTGTTACTGCCGAACCAACTGGCAATCTTGCTGAGTTGTCGGTAGAAAATGCAAACCGGAAAGATAAAGGATTGCCGCCTCTTTCAATTGCACAGTATAGAGAGTTGATAGCTAAAGCCGGAAGGACTCAAGCTCCTCAACGCGAAAGGTTTGTTTATGATCCAGAAAGAGGAGGAAGGGTTAATTTAGATACAGGTGAATTTTTGCCAATAACGCAAAGCGGGATGCCGATTGGAGCAAAAGATAAACCATTGACAGAAGTTCAAGGAAAATCGACAGGGTTTGCAACAAGGGCAGACGAAGCGGATAAAATTATTGGTTCTGTAGGTGAAAGCGGGAAAATCCAACCTAGCCTACTAAAATCTGCTGCTGGAGCAGTGCCGGTTATTGGTGGCGGTCTTGAAACAATTACTAATTTTGCGGCATCATCTGCACAACAACAAGTTGAACAAGCGCAACGAAATTTTGTCAACGCAATCTTACGTCAAGAGTCTGGTGCAGCCATTGGTAAAGATGAATTTTCAAATGCTCAGAAACAATATTTCCCCCAAGTGGGCGATTCACCAGAAGTTATTAAACAGAAATCAGCAAACAGACAAACCGCAATCAATGCACTAAAAGTGCAGGCTGGTTCAGGTATTAAAAGAATGCCACAAGAAACAAAAACAACCACGATTGCAGAAATTACAGACGTTGCAAATAGAACAGGAAAAACCGTTCAACAAGTAACACAAGATGCGGTTGCGAAAGGATATAAGGTGAATCAATAATGGCTCTCGCTGATGAACTTTATGGCAATCAATCAAGCGGTTTGGAGCAGGATTTATATGGGTCAAAAAAACCTAAAGAATCCGAATCTATGCAAGCCGGTAGGAAGGCCGATATTTCTATTGGCGGGTTCCCTATTGGGTCAAGCGTACAAGGCGCAATAAACGCATTGCAAGGGCCGACATTTGGGTTTTTGGATGAATTAGCCGGTGCAGTTGCTTCGCCATTTGGTAAGTACACAGAGGTGCGAGATTACGTCCGTGGAGCAACGGAAGGATTTCGCCAAGATTATCCAATAACGGCAGCAGCAACTAGCGCAATGACTGCTGCTCCTACATTGATGCTCGGAGGCGGTGGTGCTTCTGCTGCGCCAGTTGTTGCCGGTATGTTGCCAAGAGCATTACAAGCGGCTCGTGTTGGAGGCATTCAAGGAGCAATAAGCGGAGCGGGAGAATCTAAAGCTAAAGACATCACTGGGCTTGCGGCTGATATTGCTAAAGGTGGTTCTGCTGGTGCTGCTCTTGGTGGCGTTGGTCAAGGAATAATAGGTGGTGGTGGTGCGGTTGTCAGTAATGTCGCGCAAAGATATTCGCCACAACTAGCCCAGAATGCCGCTACTGCAAAACTTGCAGAAGCATTGATCCGAGGCGTTCCTGAAGGTTCTGTATTCGCTCAACCTGGGGCAATCAGTACACCCGCTGGTCGAGCGTCTGCTCGTATTCAAAGGTTCGGCCCTGAAGCAACTATTGCTGACGTTTCTGGTCAAGCCCCGAAACAACTACTTGATGTTCTAGCAACGCTTCCCGGTAAAACAAAAGACTCTGTAGAGCAATTGATTAGGTCTAGACAAGCAGGCCGCAGTGGTCGAATTATGAGTGCTGCTGATGATGCACTTGGTACGCAAGGAAAAGGATATACGGCAACGCTTGATGCATTAGAAAGAACGCAAAAAACAGCACAAGCTCCTTTCCGAGCGCAATTAGAAGGTTTGTCTGTCCGCGCTGATGATGAGCTAATGAAGATTTTAAACCGTGAACCTGCGGCATTTAAAGCGGCGTCTGATTTGGCTCGGCGCGAAGGAAATGTTCCTATTGATTTTTCAAATCTAAAAGCTGGGGATGACATTCCTTTTGACGCTTTAGATACGGTGAAAAAAGCCTTGTGGACTATTGCGGAAAAAGAAAAAGTAAACTTTGCTCCTACTGCTGAAAGTCGGGCAGTAAATGGAATCCGCGTTGACCTGACCAACAAAATGGACAGGCTTTCTCCTAAAGACGCTTCAGGATCAATTTACAAACAAGCACGAGATGCTTTTGCTGGCCCCGCAGAATTAAGGTCTGCTGTAGAGGCTGGTCGAACGGCGATGAAGGTTGATTCCTTGAAGATTGCAGAGTTAACCAAGGGAATGACCGACAGCGAACTTGAGGCTTTCCGCGTTGGTTCTTTGCAGTCTTTGCGGGACAAAGTAGGAACAGAGGCAGGTCAAACATCATTATTGAAGATGTGGAAAGAACCAGCCACTAGCGACAAACTGCGTGAAATATTTGGCAATAATTTTCGCAAATTTTCTGCTGAAGTTGCAAAAGAAGGACAGTTAAAAGCCCTGGAAGCTACTGGTCGAGGCTCGCAAACAGCAGGGCGTTTATATGCTGCTGGGGACCTTGACAATCAAGCATTGCTAGACGCAGCAGAAGCAGCCAAAAGCGGGTTGGCTGGTAACTTAGTGGAAGCCGTAAAATCTGTTGGCAAAGTAGGAAGCAGAATTGCAATGCCAGAAACAACGCGGAATGAGCTTGCTAGATTGTTGATGAGCAGAGGAACGGAAGCACAAAGAAATCTGCAAAACGTTGACCAATTAATCAAAGCATTAAACGCGAGTGCTGCAACAAGGTCTGCTTTGACAGGTGGAGTATCTGGGCAAATCGTTAATAAATTAGGAAACCAACCATGAGCTTCAACGGCAGCGGAACATTCTTAATCAACACGGCTGGGCAACCAGTCGTTACCAACACGGTCATCAGTTCAACCGCGTTTAACGCACTAACGGCTGATCTTGGTACGGGCTTATCCACCACGATCACCAAGGACGGGCAAACAACCGCCACGGCAAAGATACCGTTTGCACAAGGATTGAGTGCTGCTGCTGCGTCTAACTTTGCGGCGGGGACGGTTGCTGCTCCGGGGCTTTATCTGGCCACCGATACGGGTACTGGACTGTACCGGATCGGCGCAAACAACTACGGGTT